AAGGAAAAAGAAAATTATTGTACTTTAAAAATATTTAATAATGTGAACTTGCAAGAAAACACCACAAATTTACTACTAGAAAATTTGGAGAAAAGAAATTTAGCAAGCAAGCCTAATCATAAATACATAAGTAAAAGCACAAAGGAAAAAATAAGATACATAATAAACAATTGTTTTGATGAAGAAAAATTAAAAATATACAAAAAAGAAGTAATTCCTAGTAACATGAGTAGTTTGAAAGTGTGGTATAGTAAAAGAACAAAGTTACAAAGAAATAAAATTGAAGCAGATACAAATTTAGTTATAAATAAATATTACGCACATCTAAAAAGAGAAGAAAAACCTGATTTAGAGAATAATGATGCAGAATTAAAACCAAAAAATCAAATAGTAGTCGCAAGCACAGCAATGGTAACAAGTTATTTTGCAGCACACTTATCTATGATAAATTTGATATTAGAAAATTGTATGAAAAAGAAGTATGTATATTACAATGGTTTAAATCAAAATAGTATTCAAAGCAAATTGAATTTAAACAAATCAGGTTACTTCAGAGCGATAGACATATCAAAATTTGATAAAAGTCAGTTAGAGATATGCACATACATTTTTCAAGAAATAATGAAAAAATGTGGTGTAAATGAAGAAATAATGAAAACATACAAAGAAGCAAATGTATATTCAAAAGTGAGTGTAGCAGAAATAGGAGCACGTTTTTACATAGAATACACAAAGAAAAGTGGAGAATTCACAACATACATGTCTAATTCAGAGATAACAAAAATTATAGTATTGTTTTGCGAAGATATAAAAGAGGAAGATTTAATATGGTACTTATACGGAGGTGATGATAACTTAATTTATTCAAAAAGAAAATTCGAAAAAAATAATTACAAAAATTATGTAGATGTATTTAACATGGAATGTAAATACGATAATTACAGTAAATATTTTGCATCAAAATTTCTAATAGTAGATAAAGGTGTATTTAAATTAGTACCTGACCCATTGAAATTGATAAAAAGTTTTTCGAAGTACTTGTTGTGTAAAGAACATATAGAGTTATATCACGTAAGTTATGTAGATAATACAAAAAATATAACAAGTGGAAGTGTACAAATAGAATTAATGCATGCTATGTATGAAAAATACAAAACATACTATAAAAAGTTAAATAAAAGATTGTGTTATGTAATAATTCAATTTTTAATAAATGTAAGAGAGAGAGAAAGATTTCTTGACATGTATTACAAGAATAAGAATTATAATAAACCATTAGATATAAACATAAAACAAAAGATGATAGCTGAATTAAAAGCGAGAGAGATAATAGACGTAGAAGAAGAATACGATTAATAAGGTAGGAATACTGTAAAGTAGAGTTAGA